TGCCCAAAAAAAATCTGTATGATATGTACACAGGCATTGAGACCCTCAAGGACGGCTACATGATCGACAAGCGCTATCGCGGTCAGTTTGAGCTCGTTGACGAGCCCAATATCATTGTGTTCACGAACACACCGCCCAAGCTCAGGTACCTGACCAAGCAGAGGTGGAGGCTGTGGACCATTCACGGAGAGGAGCTCGAGGTATATAGGTACCCAGTCGTGGCCCGTCAGGGACAGCTGCATGTGGGAGAGGATCCTGGATCTGATCAGGACTAAGCCCACCGTCGAAGTCTTTATCTACAATGGCATATACCCGCAAGCGCAAGTTCACGAAGCGCCCATTGAAGCGCAAGACATACAAGAAGAAGCGTACCACTGTAGCTAAGGTAGCTCAGCTAGTGGTGAACAGGGCTCTCAGGCAGAACCTGGAGACCAAGGAGTCCATCTATTCTGTCTCTGATGGGAATGAAATCGCTCACAACAACCTGCTGAACCTCACGAACGAGCTCCTATTCACGTCTCAGGGTGTGACAGACCCTGCGAACAGCAGGGCGAACAACCGGATTGGAGACAAGATCACCCTGAAGGGTGTGCATCTTCGCATGATGGTAGAGTTGAATGAGAGGTACTCTGACGTGACCTTCAGGCTCATGGTTGTTCGTTCAGCCAGGGGTGACACCCCTACCAGGGCCACCCTATTCGTTGGCCAGTCAGGCAACAAGATGCTCGACTCTTTCAACCACGAGAGGTACTCACTTCTGTACCAGAAGTGGTTCAAGATCACTGCACCCAACCAGGGGACCATTGGTTCTGGGGGACCATCTGGTCTGTATAATGCTCAGGCAGGAGGGAGCGATGTTGTCCTGTCAAGGGCCACCCGGATCATCAAGGCCTGGATCCCAGGCAAGAAGTTCGCCAAGGGCGGCATCATCAAGTACGACGAGAACGGAAGCCAGCAGAAGTTCTTTGACTACCATGTGCAGCTGTATGCGTACAGCAACTACAGCACCGCTCAGGATGTGTACAACGTGGGTCGTGTCAACGACTACATCCACATCCTCAAGTACACGGATGCCTAGGCGAGCTCGCTCGCCGCCGCCGCCGACCTCCATGGGGTTTAGTCCCCTAGGGGTTTGTAAAAGGATTGGTAACCCCTCGGACTGTTTACAGCTGGACGGTTTAGTCCGAAATTTAATAAAAGCGCAAAAAAATTTTACAGCACCGGAAAGGTGTCCAAAGTGTCCAATCATTTAATAGTATATATAAGCAGGACCCTTTTCCTAAGTGTTACAGGGCGTACGCCCGCCAGGAAAAGGGGCCCGCCGCTCAAGGCGCCAGGAGCAACCATGCCAGTCCAGCGTTGCGCAGTGTGGGATCTCACCGCCCACGGCGAGGAGAACACGTTTGAGGAGATGAAAGCCTTCTTTAAGAAGCAGTGCAAGAAATGGGCATTTCAGAAGGAACAGGGAGCAGAGACCGGATATGTCCACTGGCAGTGCCGGTTCTCCCTCCAAGCGAAGCTTTCTCTCAAGGCTACCATTGCCCTCCTTATGGACGAGGGCATTGAGAAGTTCCATCTCAGCCAGACCTCCACGCAGGCCACCAAGGGTCCTGCGCTCTATGTGATGAAGGAGGCGACCCGCCTCGAGGGTCCGTGGACCGACAAGGACTTTGAGCCCCACCCGGGCACTAGGACCAGCCGCAAGGTTGACGAGCACGGCCTTCGCCCTTGGCAGAATGACCTCATGAACCAGGCCTGCGACTACGATGACCGCAAGATCCACTGCGTTGTCGACCCCGACGGCAACCATGGGAAGGGAGCCCTCTGCAAGTGGGCGTTTGTGAAGGGATTGTGCCAGATCATCCCGCCATTCAACAACTACAGCGACCTGATCCAGTTCGCGTTCTCGCGCCCCCGCACCGGCCTCTACATGATTGACATGCCCAGGGCTATGCCCAAAAAAAATCTGTATGATATGTACACAGGCATTGAGACCCTCAAGGACGGCTACATGATCGACAAGCGCTATCGCGGTCAGTTTGAGCTCGTTGACGAGCCCAATATCATTGTGTT